CCTACTTTTGAAGATGAGGTGGTTTTAAGTTATGCAGGTAGTACTCATACAGCTCAAATCGTTGATATAGACACGAGGAGAGGTGGTCAAGTGTATCTATATACCTTATTAGTGAGGTTCTAATGGCAAAATCTATAACAGAGAAGAATGCAAAGAAATTTACAGCAATGATTCTTGAAGATCTAGAAGATGAGATTACAGCTCAATTGAATGGTTTTGTAGGGTCTGTTGTTAATGATTTAAGTAATATGGGTCAATCTTCAAGGACGACTTCTACGACTGAAGCTTATCTTGGCGGGGCAGGAGTGGCTCAAAAGGGTGTTAGTCCTGTTCTAACTGGATTCTTTGCTTCTAGTTGGAAAGCTGGCACTTCACAGATAAGTCGAGTAGATAACAGGAAAGGTCCATGGGCAAATATTAAATATAAAGGAAATAAATTACTCCCTGGTTATAAGCCTTTAATAAAGAGAAGGTATGCTTTACCTAAAAATTTGAAGATTACAGATACCGTTTATATAGGGAATACCACTAAGTACGCTAATGGTGCAATTGTTTCACCAAAATCAAATATTAATGCGTATTTACAAGGTGGAGCAGGGAATTTTACTGAGGGTTTAAATCAAAAAATAGATAGGTTCTTTACTGATAAACGTCCTGACATTAGAGTTGGTGCAATAGCTAGAGGATCAACTCAAGTTGGTTACGCAAAACAATGACACTTGTAAACACCAGAGCTGCTTTTGAAAAAGCTGTCACAGACACAGTTTTGGATGCAAATCCAAAAGTGAAAATGGTTTATGACAATGTTCCTTATATAGCACCAGGAAAATCAATTACTTATATTGTTGTCTCTGTGAATTTTGGTCAAGCAACTATGCAGAATCAAGGTGCTTCAAGTGATTATTATTCAGGTTTTGTTCAGTGTAATATTTACGTTCCAAAAAATAAGGGAACTGCTGCTTTAGCAAATACAAGTGAGCTAGTTATCAATGGTCTAACCTCTGTTAACGCTTCTGATTACGTTGATACTTATAGTTGTAAACCAAAAGTTAGAGATATTGTTGGGCCTGGAGGTGTTGATGATGAGGATGAGTCACATTACTTGGGTGTTATCTCTTGTCAGTTTTCAGCTAACGCCTAGTATACTAATATTGTAAAGATTACTTTTTTATGGCTAAAGCCCTTGAACTTCTCCGTAATAGCTTCGGAGTAAGTCAATTATATCAACATGATGTAGTAAAGAATGGAGAGGTTCTTCTTTCTGTTTACTGGCATCCTTTGACGATTGCTGAGAGAGAATCTATTCAGAAAAAAACTAATAGTGATGATGCTAATGATTTTGCATTAGCTTTGATGATTCAAAAAGCTTTGGATTCTGAAGGCAAGAGGCTCTTTAGTGATGGAGAGAAGGCAGCTCTTAGAAGAGAAGTTGAAGCGGCTGTATTACAAGAGATCCAGCTAGCAATGCTTGAATCTGGAACGGACAAGGAGGTAGAGGAAGCTAAAGCAGACTTGAAAAGCTAGAGGAGAAGTACGTTTTGTCTACTCTTTAGCAAAGGAGTTAGGGAAGACAGTAGCGGAATTAAATCAGACTCTTACACGAGAAGAGTTGATCAATTGGGCTGCATTTTTTGCTCTTCAAAATGAAGAAATGGAAAGAGATAGAGAAGCTGCTCAAAGAGGTGCTGCTAGTCGAACACAAACAAGGTAAGCTATGTGTAGTCTTTTCCTTTTCTGTGAGTGGCTAGCGCATATTTAAGGACAATTGAATTTAAGGTTAAAGATCAGGCTTTAAAGCAGTCTCTAGATAAGACTGGAAAAAAATTAAGCAATATTGAGAAGGGTGTTGCTTCAATCAATAAGCAATTTGAGAATCTTGCTAAGTCTTTAAAGGGAATAGCGGTTGAGTTTAAGCAGATTGCGACTGTTTTATCGAAGATTGAGAAGAGGGGTAAGACAGGTGCAGGAAGTGCAAAAGAGTTAAGTAAGAGTGCGATAGGAATGAAGAGGTTGATCAAGTTAAAGCAGCAGTTAGATGATACAGGCCCATTGTTTTCAGGAACGGGTAAAGGTAAAAATTTCAACAGGTCATTAAAAAGTGTTAGAAAACTTTTAGATACTTTAGGGGGTGCGAAAGGGAGGCTAGGTGAAACTGAGGCAGCATTAGCTAGACAAGCAGCGGCTTTTAATACAATTGCTGCTAATACAAGGTTTGCAACTAAAAAAGCAGGAGATTATAATACTGCTCTTTTTGGGATGACAAAGGCAGAGCAAGCTCTTCGCTTCTCTCAATTACAAAGAATAGAAGTTCAAAGAAAATTATATACGTCTGGAGGAGGGCATCAGGGATTTAAAAATATAGATAGTCTATTAGGAATGGAAGCTAATATAGGTAAGAAAGGCGGGATAGCTAAAAACATAGCTTCGTTAAGTATCTATAGGGGAGAGTTGCAAAAAGCCTTGTCTCTAGTCACTTTAGAAAGTAAGGAATATAAGGATATAGATGCAGCTATAGCTAGAATTAACAAGCTTCTTTCAGGTAGTACTGAAATTAAGACTAAAGAAGTAACTACTGATAAACAATTAAATAAACTAGCAAAAGAGAGAGAAAGAATAGAAAAACGGAAACAGACGCTTATGAAAGAAGCGCAGAAGTTTACGTTACAAACAATAAGAGATTTAGGGAAATTTGCAGGTCGAGGTCTTGGGGAATTAGGTGGTGTATTAGGAGGGAAAAGAGGCCCGTTGCCTCAGTTGGTAGCTGGAGGAGCGTCGCTTGAGTTTATAAAGAAAATGATTACCTTTGTACCCTTTGTGAATAAGAAACTAAAGGCACAAATAAGGTATTGGAGCGAAGTAGGCCAAAAAGCAATTCCAGTTTTAGGTGGTATATCAATTGCTTATAGAGGCTTATCAGATGTATTAGGAGCAGCTAGTTGGGTAAAGGGAGCCATTTCAGGATTTGTAGAGTTTGAGAGTACTGCTGCCAATATCATTTGGAGTGTTGAAAGGAACTATCAATCAGCGTTCTCTTCTATGGGAAGGCTAATTAGACAGTTACCTGAAATTGCTGCGGCTGCTGCGTATGCAATGCCTCAAGCCTTCGGTGGCCCTGGAATGGGCTGGAAGGATATGCGGGCTGATGGTGAGTTAGAGGCGATTGGGTATAATGCTAAAGATACACTTTTAGGGGATAGATTAAGTCAAAGAAGACCAAGTAGAGTCCAAACATATTCTAAGAAACTCGAAAGTCAGAAAAAAAGGCTGGGCGCACTTAATACTGAAGATGATGATTATTTAAGAATAAAACAAGAAGTTCATAAATGGGAGAGATTGATAACAGCAGAGAAAGAAAAGCAAGCAGTGATAGAAAGGGAATTTAGAGGTACAGTTAATACATTAGAATCTCAAAATGCTAAAGAAGCTTTAAGGCTACAGAAAGATAAATTAGGTTATACCAAAGATGAATTAGATGTAGGGAAAAGAAGAAATAAGCTCTACAATAAATCAACAAAAGGGTATGAAAGATTAGTTGAGTATGGTGGCAAGATGTTAACTGTTGAGCAGAGAATAGCGCAGGTTCAAGATAGAAAACAAAGGAAGAAGATGGCGAAAGAAAGACTTGGAGAGAACTTAATGTTAGGGGCAGGTTTTCCTTTGTTATTTGGAGGTGGTGTTGGTTCTGTTGGAGGTGGAGTCCTTGGAGCAGGGCTTCAAAATCTAACAGGTTCACAAGGCTTTGGCGCACAGATATTTCTTAGTGCGATTGGTCAACAACTTGATACTTTTGTAGGGAAGATAACTACTCTTGGTAAAGCCTTTAATGTTTTAAATCCAGATGTAGAAGCTGTTATTAGTTCGTTGGGTGAGACAAACACTGCTTATGGTAAGCATTTAGAGATGTTAAAAAAGATAGAAGGAGAAGGTGCAGCGATGCAAGAGGCAACAAGAGCAGTTGAAAAAATTATTGGTAAAAAAGGATTAGGAAAAATAAAAGAATTGGGACAGGATGCTACTGATTTAGGAAATGAATGGCAAAAAGTAATGCTTCGTATGCAAGCTTCTATTGCTAATTTAATTACCCGTACTGGTATTTTAAAAGCCTTGTCTGACTCAATGGCAAAAGGTACAGCTTTTCAGAAAGCTAATCTTGCAGTCATAACAGGAACAGCAAGTCCAGAACTTCAGAAATTATGGGCAGCGTATGACAAACAAAATACATGGGCTGGTTCACATGAGAACTTTATGCAAAATGTGAGTCCTAATCCGTTTACTAGGCCACTTAATGAAGATGGAAGTTTTAAATTCCCGACTCAAGTGGAATTAAGAGATCTGATCGCTAATCAATTTACAAAAGATCAAAACAATTCGGGGTTGTATGGGAAAGGTGCAGATAAACTTTATTCTCTTGATAAAAAGAAACAAGATCTTGAACGTATTATCGAGTTAGGAACAGTAGAGGCAGGGATACAGCAACAAATAGCTGAAGAAGTCGCAGCACAAGGTTTTACGTTGGAAACAATAGACGCTGATCTTCTCGAAGTTATTAAGAAAAAAGTAAGAGATTTAGAAATCACAAAGGAGCAAGCTGCTGAAGTTGTAAAACTTGAAAATATTTATAAGCAGATAGCTCAAACAATAGAAGATGGTTTAGTTAATGCAATTGAAGGTGCAATTGATGGAACAAAAACTCTAGGGCAAGTAGCAAGTAGTGTCTTTAGACAAATAGGAAGGATGATGCTTCAGTACGGAGTTAATTCTCTTATGGGATCATTGCCTGGGAAGATGGGGGAATATTTCAGTAAGAGAGCAGCAGGTGGCCCTGTAACAGGTGATACTCCTTACATTGTTGGAGAGAAAGGACCAGAGCTTTTTGTTCCTAATTCAAGCGGTAATATCGTCCCAAATCATGCAATGGGAGGTTCAATGGTTGTTAATGTAGATGCTTCTGGTTCGTCAGCAGAAGGGGATGATGATAGAAGTAGACAGTTAGGAGAACTTATTGGTGCTGCTGTTCAATCAGAAATTATTAGACAGCAAAGACCTGGAGGTACACTTTATTAATCATGGCCAATTTCCCTGCGATTACTCCAACATACGGAGCACCAAAGACGAGCAAACCAAACATGAGACAGGTGCAGTTTGGGGATGGTTACGCTCAAGTAATACGCTTCGGCCTTAACCAAAATCCAAAGACATGGAGTTTAAGGTGGGAAATTTCCGAGACAGATGCAAATACGATAGAGACATTTTTAGATGCTAGAGCCGATGATGGAGCGACTTTTAGTTGGACACCATTAGATTCTTCTACTGCTTATAAGTGGCGTTGTTTTGCTTGGACTAAATCATTAATTTATAAGAATAGAGTTTCTCTTAAGGCAACGTTCGTTCAGTATTTTGAACCATAAATGGCAGTAGCAGCTTGGGCGCAAAACACCGCATATAGCCTTGGTCAAATCAGAAGACCGTCTTTAGTCCCAGTTGACGGTTTATTTTTCAAAGCTACAACTGCTGGTACAAGTGGTGCGACTGAACCTTTATGGACACGGAGCATAGGTGAGACAACCGCAGATGGGACTGTTGTTTGGACTGCAATTAGTAGCGTATATGAGGATGTTTCAACATTAGCTCCGAATACAATTATTGAGTTATTTGAGATGCAATTAAGCAACGATTTGCATGGTAGTACAGATACATATAGGTGGCATAATGGCTGTAATGCCAACGTGTCTGGTAACATTACTTTTGCCTCTCAAGCTTACACAAGACAGCCCATAGAGGCCAATGGATTCAGCTACTCATCGAAAGGTACTCTTCCTAGACCAACATTGACGATTGCAAATACTGGAGGTGTGATGACAACATTATTACTTTTAGTTAATGATACGACAGTAGGGAATGATCTTGGTGGAGCAACAGTTAGACGAATTAGAACATTAAAGAAGTTCCTCGATGGAGAGTCTGGGGCTGACCCCAACGCTCGATTCCCTACGGAGATTTGGTACGTTGACAGGAAAGCCTCTGAAAATAGGAATGTTGTTGCGTTTGAGCTTGCTAGTGAGTTCGACCTACCTAACACACTCGTACCAAGAAGACAGCTAATAGGGAACGTTTGTCAATGGGCTTATAGATCTTCTGAGTGTTCTTATTCTGGGAATAATTATTGGAAAGCAGATGATTCAACGGCTTCTTCTTTAGCTCAAGATAAATGTGGCAAACGTGTAAGTTCTTGTAAATTAAGGTTTGGAGCTAACGGGGAGCTGCCTTTTGGCTCGTTCCCAACAGCAGGACGTACACAATGAATCTGTCGGAAGCGATCCAAGAGAAAGCTCTCGTGCATGCCAAAGAAGATTTCCCTAGAGAAAGTGTTGGTTTAATTCATGTCGTCAAGGGAAGAGAAAAGTATTTTCCTTGTGAGAATATTGCTGATGAACAGGATTTACATTTTGTGTTAAATCCAGATGATTACATTGAAGCAGAAGAGAAAGGAGAGATTACTGGTGTTATTCATAGTCATCCAATAACAAATCATGCACCTAGTCCTGCTGATTTAGTTGCATGTGAAAAGTCTGGACTACCTTGGCATATTGTTAATCCAAATACAGAACTATGGGGGTATTGTGAGCCTTCGGGGTATGAATTGCCTTATGTTGGAAGACCTTTTTTTTATGGGGTTATTGATTGTTATAGTTTGATTCGAGACTTCTATAAACGAGAGTTCAATATTGAATTGACTGACTATAACCGTAAGGATCGTTGGTGGGAGCGTGGTGAAAGTATGTATTTAGATCACTTTAAGGATGAGGGATTTGTAGAGATACCTGTAGAAGAGATTGAATATGGATCGGTTATTTTGATGCACTTGGAGGCTAGTGTTCCTAATCATGGTGGTATTTATATCAATGACAATATGATTTTGCATCATGTTCAAGATAGACTGAGTTCACGAGATCTTTTTGGTGGTTACTACCAAAAGAACACTGCAAAAATCCTAAGACATGAAAATCGTTAAGGTCTACGGAGCATTAAAGAAACGATTAGGTCAAGGTCGTTTTGAACTTGATGTAGCTACACCTGCTGAAGCAATAAGAGCTTTATGTGCAAACTTTCCTGGTTTACAGAAGTGGATTATTGATAGCGAGCAAGATGGTATTGGTTATAAGGTAAAAGTGGGGAAAGAGTCTATAGAAGAAGATAATCTAGAGAATCTTCACTTCCCTTGGAGTGAGAGAGATGTATTTAGTATTACGCCTGTTTTAACTGGTGCTGGCAGAGGATGGGGGAAGGTGTTAATTGGTGCTTTGTTAATTGGTGCGGCTGTCCTCATGGGGCCAGGAGGTGCTTGGGCAGGGTCTAAAGGGATTGGTTTGACTATTGGAGCAGGAGCAGCGAAAGTTATGACTTCTGTAGGGATTTCGGTGTCACTGATGGGTGTAGCAGAGATGTTATCTCCTGTTCCACCTGGCCCACCTGAAGACCCTAACAATGTAAGTAGTTTTAATTTTAGTGGGGTTGTCAATACTTCCCGTATAGGAACTCCAGTACCAATTGCATATGGACGAGTCTTTGTCGGAAGCTCAGTCATATCAAGTGGTCTTGACGTTGATCAATTAATCTAATGCAATACATAAGAGGTGCTGGTGGTGGTAAAAATGCAGGGAATCATGTCCCTACCGAAGCTGATGATTCGCTCCAATCAGTTCAATATGCGACTGTCTTAGATCTCCTCTCTGAGGGTGAGATTCAAGGATTAGATGCTGGATACAAATCAATTTATCTTGATGGCACACCTGTTCAAGATGCAAATGGTAGTAATAATTTTGAAGGATATTCAATCGTTACAAGAAACGGGACTCAGGGTCAGCTTCATATAGCAGCGTTGGATGGGACAGAATCTGAAATAGCTGTCGGTTCTCCAGCCACTTATACAACTTCAGTTACTAGACAGATAACGAATGTAAATACAGATCGTGTAAGAGTAACCTTGAGGCTACCTTCTCTACGTCAAATAGAAGATGATGGTGATATCGTTGGACATGAAGTAAGGATTCAAATACATGTTCAATATAATAATGGTGGTTATAACATAGTTAAAGATGACACTATAAAAGGAAAATCTAGCAATGTATATATGCGGGATTATTTATTAACTTTAACTGGTGCTTTCCCTGTTGATATAAGGGTAGTAAGGGTTAGTGCGGACGATGCCGATTCAAAAACAAGTAGTGAAACTTACTGGGCAAGCTACACTGAAATTATTGACGAGAAGTTTAGTTATCCAAATAGTGCTTTAACTTACTTAAGATTTGACTCACGACAATTTAGCAATATTCCTGCTCGTAAATATTTAATTAGGGGAATAAAAGTAAAGCTTCCATCTAATGCTTCTGTCGATACAACAACTCATATAGGCCGTGTTACTTATAGTGGTGTTTGGAACGGTACATTTGGCGCGGCTGTTTGGTGTAATGATCCCGCTTGGTGTTTATATGACATGTTAATTTCGAGTCGCTATGGTCCATCAATTCCTGAAAGTACGCTTGATAAGTGGGATTTCTATGCTATTTCTCAATACTGTAACGAGTTAGTTTCAGATGGTGATGGAGGTCAAGAACCAAGATTTGCGTGTAATATATTAATTAACTCTAGGAAAGATGTTTATAGAGTAATTATGGAAATGACCTCTCTATTTAGAGGTATGAGCTACTACGGTGCTGGTAGCTTGGCAGTGATGCAAGATAAGCCTGTTGATTCACAGTATTTAATAGGTCCATCTAATGTAATTAATGGTGACTTTGAATATACAGGGGTATCTCAGAAAGCTAGGCATACATCAATATCAGTTTCGTACCAGACGTATGAAGGGTTAGGGGATGTAATGGTTGAGCATGTGGAAGATGCTGAGGCCATAGCTAAATACGGGATAATTAATAAGGATGTAAAAGCTATTGGTTGTTATTCACAAGGTCAAGCTCATCGTATGGGTTTATGGACTCTTAAATCCGAGCAGTTATTAACTCAAACGTGTACTTTTACTGTTGGTTTAGATAGTGGGATTGTTGTAAGACCAGGAATGGTTGTTGATATCGCTGATCCAGTAAGAGCAGGAACTAGAAGATCAGGACGTATTGGAGCGAGTTCAACAACAACAGTTATTAATATTGATAGCGGTGAAGATTTCTCGGTGGATATTACGAAGAGTCCCACTTTATCTATCATCCTTCCAACAGGAGTTTTGGAAACAAAGACGATCAGTAGTTATGCTCCAAATGCAAGTCCTCCTAGCGTCACTGTTTCTTCTGCTTTTAGTGAAGCTCCCAATGCTGCCTCTGTATATTTAATTCAAACGAGTGATGTTCAGTCTCAGCAATATCGAGTAATTAATGTTGTAGAGGGTAGTGAAGGAACTTCTGCTGTAACAGCTCTTCAATACAACAGTTCTATCTATCCTTCTGTCGATGCAGGTGAAGATATTACTTTTAGAGATATTAGTAATTTAAGTGCTGCTCCTGATGCCGTAACAGACATGGATGCTACTGAATTTCTATATTCAGATGGTCAAGGTGTTTTCGTTGGTTGTGATGTAAGTTGGCAACATAATCGTAAGAGGGTTACAGGTTTCAGAGTTACTTATCGAGTTGATAATGATAACTGGGCAACAATTATGACAACTTCTCCATCAGTCAGTTTGAGACAAGGGGGTAATTTTGGTGCATTAAGGGCTGGAAATTTACAAATACAAATTCAAGCCGTTAACTATTTAAATAAAGGCAGCACAATTGCAACCATTAGTAGGACTTTGGCTGGTAAAACAGCAGCTCCAGGGGATGTTACTAACTTCACAATGATCCCGACGAATGGATTAGCTCGTTTGCAATGGACTCAATCAGCAGACCTTGATGTTGTTGTTGGTGGTCTAGTCAGGATTAGGCACTCACCTGCTTTGTCTGGTGTTACATGGGCGAACGCTTCTAGTATTCATAGTGACTTAACGGGTACAGCGAAGGAAGCTTATTGTGATCTCAAATCTGGAACTTATTTAGCTAAGTTTGTTGATTCAGGTGGAAGAACGAGTACAGGTACAGCAGTTGTTGAATTTACTAAGCCTGATTTACAGAATTTAGTCAATATCAATAATCAGACTGAAGATACTACTTTCCCAGGGACAAAGACAGATTTAGTTGTTGCTAGTGGTGAGTTATTAAATGCTGCTGATGGATCAAATTGGGAAACAACAGGAACTTATCTCTTTCAAAATAATCCTATTGATTTAGGTGATGTGTTTAATGTTCAACTTGATAGTACGTTAAAAGTCAGAGGATTCTTCCCAAGCAACCCATATATTGATACCTTCTCTAATTTTGATTTAATAGCTGATTTTGATGGGGCTACTCCTACTACTTGTAATGCAGAAATCTATATAAGAACAACACAAACTGATCCAAGTAGTTCACCTACATGGACGTCATGGCGACCATTTAATAATGCTCAGTTCTCAGCTAGAGGCTATGAATTGAAAGCTGAGGTGACAACAGGTGGAGATAATACAGCTCGTATTGCAATTGAACAATTAAGGGTCGCTTCTAATGTTCCAACAAGATCAATTAATGGTGCGGGAACAACTTCTAACAGTGGTGATTTTACAGTTACTTTTGCTAAGAAATTCAATGCTACACCTGCAATTGGGATCAGCATGAGTGCATCAAGTTCGGGAGACTATTACACAATTGCAAGTAGTTCTGCTACCGCTTTTACCGTTTCGATCTACAATAGTGGAGGAACCCGTCAGGCTCGTGCATTTAGTTGGACGGCTACTGGCTACGGACAAGGAGCTTAATGGCCCAGTCAGATCAAACCATTGCGAATGA